TTGTCGCCTTCTTTAGCAATTTCACTCAAGCGGACATCTTTACGGTTATCCAGGAAGCGTTTAAACAGTGATACGCCTCCCCAAATCAGGGCGGCACCCAACACGGTAACAACAATGTCTTGCGCGCTCATTTTTCCTACAAGTTCCTGTGTTAACTTCTGCAAAAAACCATCAATGTTTATCTCAACAAGCGATGACCCCTGCTCAACGGTCACTTCAATCTCAAGGGCGTCAATCTCTTCCTTGGTCAGCTTCCTTGCATCGGGGACACCATACTTAGCCAGTGCGTAGGACTTGTTTATTTGAGATTGCATCTCGATAAAACCCTTCATCACTGAGGGAGTCAGGCTTTTATTGAACTTTTTGCCTGTCAGTTTGAAGGTCAGATTTGGCCATTCACCAAAGGATATGTGTTCCGGCAAAGAATAGCCAGACAGGTATTTCTCAATAAAATGGTAGGCTTCTTCTTCCGAATTGATCATTACATCGTCTTGAGCCAAAACGATCTCCTTTTCATAAAGTTATGAGAAACTGAAGCGTTTTCATGTGGCTTCAGTCTCAATTTTTTTAGTTTTAATGCTGTGTACAGCAAACATAAAGGAAAATAATCAAAAAATCACTAATGCGGTCCGCAAAAGTCCTTGTAACGTGATAAGAGTGGTCACAACGACAACAACTTATCATTCTAAATATCCAGCCTCGGCAAATGCCGGGGCTTTTTTATGCCCCTCAATTGTTGAGAGGACGCTACAGCATAAGGGGGCGAAATGTCCGATCCGCTATCGGGAGGAGTAGTTGTTACGGCGGCCGGGTTAACGGGGGCGAGCATCTTTGGTCTGTTTACTGGCACTGATTATGGTGTCGTATTCGGAGCGTTCGCCGGTGCAGTTTTCTACGTTGCTACTGCTGCTGACCTGACTCTGATACGGCGTGCAGCCTATTTTCTCGTTTCATACTTCGTTGGCATCTACGGTGCCGGGTTGGTTGGCTCAAAGTTGTCATTATGGTCGGGCTACAGTGATAAGCCGCTTGATTCTCTGGGGGCAGTAATCATCTCAGCTGTGGCCATCAAGACATTAACCTTCTTCCTTGAGCAAGACCCCACCACCTGGCTACAGCGATGGAGAGGGGGAACCAATGGCAATAAGTGATCCGCTACTGATCGCAAACGTAATTACGTGCACTGCGATTGTTGTCCGGTTAATGGCATTCCGTAAGCCGGGAGCAAAACATAACTGGTGGGCATCCTGGCTGGCATATTTGCTGGTCCTGTCATATGCGACGGTGCCTTTCCGGTTCTTCTTCCATTGTTACGGTTCGCCCCACTGGGCCGCCGTGGCTATTAACCTCATCATCTGCGCTGCCGTCTTCCGGTCACGGGGGAATGTGGCTCAGCTACTTCACGTATTGAGACCACAATGAACCTAAACCAATTTCAACGGGCGGCTGGCATCAGCGCCGGATTAGCTTCGCGCTGGTATCCGCATATTGATGCGGCAATGACTGAGTTTGGCATTAACAGTCCGCTGGAAAAAGCAATGTTCATCGCGCAGTTGGGGCATGAATCAAATGGGTTCACTGCCGCTCGCGAGAACTTCAATTACAGCGTTCAGGCGTTGATCGCCACGTTCGTGCCGGCAAGGCTTACCAAAGACCAGGCTCTGATGCTTGGGCGTAAGCCTGGCGAGAATGCTCTGCAAGTGGAACGCCAGCGGGCGATTGCCAATCTGGTTTACCAGAAACGCTTCGGCAACAACCAACCCGGCGATGGATGGAAGTATCGCGGTGGCGGGCTTATCCAGACAACGTTCTTGGATAACTACCGCGCCACGGGTAACGGCATCAAACTGGATTTAGTGAGTAACCCGGAGTTGATTGAGCAGGACCAGAACGCAGCCCGATCGGCGGCATGGTTCTTCGTGTCGAAAGGTTGCCTTAAGTGGGCTGGTGCGATTATCAAATGTACTCAGGTCATCAACGGTGGGCAGAACGGCATTGAAGACCGGACTAAGCGTTATAACCTGGCTAAATCGGTACTTGTATGATGGCGTTCGCCGGGGAGTGGCTGGTAGATAACTGGCGGGCTGTTCTTGTGGCTGGTTTGATGTTCCTGTGCATGGGCTTTGCCATGTCAGCTAACAACTACAAGGCATCAGCTGACAAGCAAAAGAGTCTGGCTGTAACGGCACAAAACCTTGCTGACAGCCGACAGGAAACCATTGATGACATGCAGAGACGCCAGAAGAGTGTGGCTGCACTGGATGCCAAATACACACAGGAGTTAGCTGATGCTAAAGCCACTATCGATCAGCTTCAGCGTGATGTTACTGCTGGCAAGCGCAGGTTGCAGCTCAACGCCACTTGCCCGGTCCAATCCACCACCGGCACCGCCAGCCTGGATGATGCAGCCAGCCCCGGACTTACTGACTCCGCTCAACGGGATTATTTCACCCTCAGAGAGCGAATCGAAGTTGCCGGAAAGCAAATAGCTGGATTGCAGGAGTACGTCACTAAGCAGTGCCTGAAGTAACTTATACCAGGCAGGAATGGGTTTTTTACATTTTCATAATTTGTAGTTATAAAATTCTCTAGCTTTAATCATTGATTGCCACAACCACACCTTTTTAGGGGTTAGACAAAGACCTCCTGCCTCTGTTAATTTAGCTTCAGAAATTTACGGAGAATGACATAATGACTGATATGTTTTTGATTCTATTAGGTAATAGGGTCAGGAATGCAAGGCGTGAAAAATATTTTTCACAGACAGAACTTAGTATTAAGTGTGGTTTGGATAGGACATACATCAGTGGTATTGAAAGCGGAAAAAGGAACCCAAGTATACTTTCGCTTAAAAAAGTAGCTATTGCATTGGAAGTGCCAATAGCTTCTCTCCTGACAGATATAAAAGACTGAATTTTAGGAGGCAGTGGTTTGATGTATGTGCTCAGGGCACAAAAGGCGCACTTGCGAGTGCGCCTGATGATGAAGCACCGGAGCGGACATGCAATTAACGCGATTATTTCACCCTCAGAAAGCGAATCGAAACGACCGTTAAGCAAATAGCCGGTCTGCAAGAGTACATCAGTGAGCAATGTGCAAACTGATAAATTCGATGATCTGTATTTTCTTTCAGGCTAGAATGGTGTAAAGAAATCTATGCACTTTTGAGGGGCTATGAAAAAGCTTAGTAATACTGAGATCATCAATAAACTGTCAAATTTCAGAGCGGCGGGAGATAGAATTTCGGAAAACGTGTTCGAGCTTTCCTCCCTACTGCTTAGTATTAGTGAAGAGATAGATAAAAAAGCAGTTATTACCGAAGAGGAAAAGGCTGTTTCGGAAAGAATACATTCGAATCTTCAGGTTATAGGCCAGTCTATTTTGAATGCTCACGCTTATAACGATTCCATGTGGAAAGATTATACGATGGTCATAAAGCAGCTTGGCGGAGAGAACTTGAAAAGCGATGAGCGATAATCTTACGACCAAGGCGTCCGAGCTGCTAAAGCAAATTGATTTAGCTAAGGTGGCAGCAGCTAGAGCGCAAAGCGCTGCCAAGTCGCAAGAAGCTTCTTCCAAGGAAAAGCTCAGAAGTGATGAGGATACCCGACACTCATTGACTTTTCTGTTCCTTGTTGGTTTTTTTACCTTAATAGGTTTAGGCGCTCTTTTTGTTGCTTTCTATAACTCATTAGCAGTGGATTGGGTTATTAAGCTGAATGCTGCTGGTATGAGCGATCAATCCCGAAAGATAACATTTTTGGAATTAGATAAAGTATTGTCTCTAATAGTCAGTGCGCTAGGTACATCACTAGGCTTTATAATAGGGTATTATTTCAAAAATAAAGACAAATAACCGCCCACGGGCGGTTTTTTTATGGGAGTGAATATGTCCGGGCCACGTATTTATAACAGTCGCTGGGACAAAGTCAGGCTGTCTTTCCTGAGGTCACATCCTCTCTGTACCATGTGCCACCGGCAGGGCAGAGCTGTGGCGGCTACGGTCGTTGACCATATCAAGCCGCACAGGCTGAAAGAAGCCATAAATGGTAGTAAGCAGGATGAGATAGCTAAAGCTCAAAAGCTCTTCTGGGACAAGGCCAACTGGCAACCCCTCTGTAAACAGCACCACGACTCCACCAAGCAGCGCGAAGAGAAGCGCGGTCATGTCATCGGATGCGATGAGAACGGCCTACCACTGGACCCACAGTCGCACTGGCACAGGAAATAGGCCACAAACCAACGGGGAGGGCGGGTAAGAAGTTCAGGGAATAAAGTCTTCCTGACCGCCCGCCCCCCTTTTTATGCACAACCGCGAAATGAAAAGTTTTTTTCTGGGAGGTTTTCATGGCCGGAAGACGACCAAAACCTACCCATCTGAAAGTTGTTACCGGCAATCCGGGCAAGCGTGCGCTTAATAAAAATGAGCCAAAGCCTGCCCGTGAAATCCCAAGCCCTCCATCACATCTGACCGACTGGGGTAAAACAGCCTGGGGCAGGCTTACCGTGCTTCTTGACGGAATGGGCGTGCTTACGGTTGCGGATACTTTTGCGCTCGAACGGCTCTGCGATTTATATGCTGAAATCTTGCAGCTTCGCCAGATAGTCGATATCGAAGGGCGCACCTATACGACTAAAACCCAGATGGGTGATTTTTTAATTAAAGCGAATCCGGCTGTCGCCATGCTGGCGGATGCCGATCGTCGTTTCAAAAGTTACCTGGTGGAATTCGGCCTTACACCGGCTGCCCGGTCAAAGGTGAATGCAGATGGTGGAGAAAAAGAAGAAGACCCGCTCAACCAGTTCTTCGGTTGATCCGGCAACGCAGTACGCACTGGATGTGACAAGCGGTGCAGAGCTTGCCGGGCCTGATATCCGTGCGGCGTGTGCACGTCACCTCCGGGATTTAGATCAAGGCCCAGAGCGAGGTCTGTTCTGGGATGTGGATGCAGTAACCCGCGTTGTGGACTTCTTTGCGAAGGTGCTGAAGCTGAACGGCGGCGAGCATGAGGGCCAGCCTTTTATCCTTCTGCCGTGGCAGTGCTTTATTGTCGGCTCGTTGTTTGGCTGGAAGGCTGCAGACGGTACACGTCGCTTCCGCATGAGCTATATCGAATCCGGTAAGGGTTCGGGTAAATCGCCCCTGGCGGGCGGCGTCGGTCTCTATCTTCTGATGGCTGATAAAGAGCCACGCGCTGAGGTTTATGCGGCTGCCACCAAAAAAGACCAGGCGATGATCCTGTTCCGCGATGCCGTGACAATGGTTGATCAGTCTCCCGCACTGGCTCAGCGCATTACCAAGTCAGGCACTGGACTGAATGTCTGGAACCTGGCTTTCCTGCAGACCGGCTCTTTCTTTAAACCTATCAGCTCTGATGATGGTCAGTCCGGACCACGTCCTCACGGCGCGCTGATTGATGAAGTGCATGAGCACAAAACAAACGCCGTCGTTGAGATGATGCGTGCCGGTACCAAGGGCCGCCGCCAGGCACTTATGTTCCTGATCACCAACAGCGGCCATGATAAAACCAGCGTCTGTTTTGAGTATCACGAGTATGGCCGCAAGGTATCCGCTGGCGATCTGGAGGATGACAGCTTTTTCAGCTTCATCTGTTCACTGGATGAAGTGGACGACCCGTTTAAAGACGAAACATGCTGGAAAAAGGCCAACCCTTCGCTGGGACACACGTTCACCGAAAAGTATCTTCGCGAGCAGGTGACGCAGGCACGCGGCATGCCATCGAAAGAGAGCATTGTCCGCCGTCTGAATTTCTGCCAGTGGGTGGAATCTGCCGATCCGTGGATTGACAGTGACACCTGGATGAACTGCGAAAAGGACTTCGACCCTGACGAGCTGACCGGCGAAGAGTGTTATGGCGGCCTGGACCTGTCCGGTTCGCGGGACCTTACCGCGCTGGCGCTGTACTTCCCCAAAACAAAAAAACTTCTGGTTGAGTTCTGGACGCCCAAAGATTCATTGCTTGAGCGCGCCAAGACTGACCACGTGCCTTACGATGCCTGGCTGCGTAACGGATTTATTCATGCGCCACCGGGTAAGGCGGTCAACTACGGTTTCGTTGCCGTCCGCATTGGTGAACTGGCGGCGAAGTACAACATCAAATGTATCGCGTTTGACCAGTACCGCATTAAGTATCTGGAGCCTGAACTCGAAGGCGAGTCGGTAAGCGTTAACCTGATTCCCCACGGGCAGGGCTTCTACAAGGCGCAGGAATCCGGCCTGTGGATGCCGCGATCTATTGAGCTGTTTGAGGAACATCTGAATAACCGGGTGCTCGTTATCCGGCCTAATCCCTGCCTGCGATGGAACGCTGCATCAGCTGTGCTTGAGGCTGATCAGAAGGACAACCGAATATTTGCCAAAAAGAAAAGCACCGGTCGTATCGATGGCGTGGTGGCTTCTGCTATGGCTATCGGCGCGGCGGAGGATGCTGTTCTGGTGGAAACTGGCGATCCTGATGACTTTTTTGACGACCCGATCATGGTAGGTATCTGATGAAGGAAAAAAAACAGCCTGGCCGGGTAAAAAGCACATTGCTTAACTGGCTGGGCGTTCCAATAAGCCTGACTAACGGCGATTTTTTTCAGGAATGGTTCGGCACCAGCAGCAGCGGAAAGGTGGTTACCGCTGATAAAGCTATAGCACTTTCCGCTGTCTGGGCCTGTGTGCGGCTGCTGAGCGAGTCCGTATCCACACTGCCGATGAAAGTCTATCAGCGTGAATCAGACGGCTCCCGCAAACTGGCGCAAGCTCACCCGGCGTATCAGCTTCTTTGCCGCCGGCCAAACACTGAAATGACGCCTTCGCGCTTCATGCTGATGGTCGTGGCCAGCGTGTGTCTGCGCGGTAATGCTTTCGTCGAAAAGAAGATGATCGGCAATAAGCTGGTTTCGTTGGTTCCGCTCCTGCCTCAGTGCATGGTTGTGAAGCGTCTGGACAGCGGCGAACTGGAATATACCTTTACCGAGAGGGGCGTGAAACGTGTCATTCCGGTTAAGAACATGATGCACATTCGCGGCTTCGGCCTAGATGGCGTGTGCGGAATGATGCCGATGAGCGTCGGTCGCGATGTGTTCGGCGCGGCAATGGCAGTCGAAGAGTCAGCAGCAAAGATATTTGAAAACGGCTTGCAGAGTTCGGGTTACTTCGCTTCCAAAAATGTATTGACCAAAGAGCAGCGGGACCGCCTGCGTAAAAACCTCACGGCTTTCGCTGGTTCAAAGAACGCCGGTAAGTCTATGGTGCTGGAGGCGGATTTAACCTATCAGAACATCACGATGAATCCTGAAGCGGCGCAGATGCTTCAGTCCCGTTCATTCAGCATTGAGGAAATATGCCGCTGGTTTCGTGTGCCGCCTTTTATGGTTGGTCACATTGATAAACAAAGCAGCTGGGCCTCAAGCGTTGAGGGGATGAACCTTCTATTTCTGACGAATACGCTCCGGCCTCTGTTGGTAAATATTGAGCAGGAAATAGCCCGCTGCCTTCTGAACGGCGATGAAGATATGTTTGCCGAGTTTTCCGTGGAAGGGCTTCTGCGTGCTGACAGTGCCGGGCGCTCTGCTTACTACACTACTGCATTGCAGAATGGCTGGATGTCGCGCAACGATGTCCGCCGCCTGGAGAACCTGCCGCCGATTGAAGGTGGCGATATCTACACGGTTCAGCTGAACCTGACGCCTCTGGAAGATTTAAAGCAAAACAGCCAGGCCGCTCAGGCCGCTAACCTGCTTAAGATCCACAACTATGTTTTCCCGGATATTCCTTTCGAACAATCCCCGCTGAAGCAGGCGGCTTAGGAGCAACCCCAATGACAGTAAAGAGTCTTCCGGTAGCGCCGGAGGGGCGGCCTTTTGCGCGCGAAAAACGCGATTTGCCGTCTTCCGCAATGGAGCGCTGGAACGGCGGTATTAAAGCCGCAAAGAGTGATGCGAACAGCATCTCTGTGTTCGACGTGATCGGCGCTGACTGGTACGGCGAAGGCGTAACCGCCAGCCGTATCGCTGCCGCACTTCGGTCAATCGGTGGCGAGGATGTGTCCGTTAACATCAACTCACCGGGCGGCGATATGTTCGAAGGCCTGGCGATTTATAACCTGCTGCGCGAGTACGAAGGGAAAGTCACCGTGAAGGTGCTCGGTCTGGCTGCGTCAGCTGCTTCAGTCATCGCAATGGCCGGTGATGAAGTGCAGATCGGGCGCGGCGCTTTCCTGATGATCCATAACTGCTGGGTTTACGCGATGGGAAACCGTCACGACCTGGCACAACTTGCGAAGGATATGGAACCATTCGATAAGGCCATGAACGATATCTACGGCGCACGCACCGGAATGGATGCGGTGACCATCGACGCAATGATGAATGCAGAAACCTATATCGGCGGCAGTGATGCCGTTGAGAAAGGCTTTGCCGATCGTCTTCTTTCTGCTGATGAAATCTCTGATGACGACGACAGTCCGGCCGCAGCGCTGCGCAAGCTCGATGCGATGTTGGCTAAAACAGACGCGCCGCGCTCTGAACGTCGAAAACTCCTAAAAGCTTTAACCGGCAGCAAGCCAGGCGCTGCTGCCAACCCTGAAGGTATGCCGGGCGCTACCGACGAAATAAACCCTGAAAACATCAAAACTCTTGAAGACGCGCTGGCCGCGTTCGGCAAATAAGGAAAACCCATGTCTGAAGTAAATGAAATCCTGAAGAAAGTAACCGCCAGCATTGAAGAGGCTAACGGTAAATTCAGCGCGAAAGCCGAAGAGGCTCTGAAAGAGGCCAAAAAATCCGGCACGCTTTCTGAAGAAACGAAAGCAGCTGTTGACAAGATGGCTTCAGAATTTAACGCCCTGCGTGAAGCTGAAAAAACACTCAAGGCGGCACTGGGCGACCTTGAGCAGCACGTCGCACAGATGCCGCTGAACAACGCCAAAAAAGTTGCTGAGTCATTGGGGCAGGTTGTGATCAGTTCTGACGCGCTGAAAGCATTTGCAGCCAGCATTGAAGGCGGCAAGCGCGTAAGCGTACCGGTTAATGCAGCTTTACTTTCAACTGATGTAGCTGATGGTGTGGTTGAACCACAGCGACTTCCCGGCATTGATACTGCGCCTAAACAGCGCCTGTTTATCCGTGACCTGATTGCCCCAGGCCGTACTGGCTCAGCAGCTATCTTCTGGGTGCAACAGACCGGCTTTACCAATGCGGCTAAAGTCGTGCCGGAAGGTACCCTGAAGCCGTATAGCGGCATTGAGTTTGCAACCAAAATCACGCCGGTGAATACCGTTGCGCACATGTTCAAAGCCTCCAAGCAGATTCTGGATGATTTCTCTCAGTTGCAATCAACGATTGATGCAGAAATGCGCTTCGGCCTGAAATATGTTGAAGAGCAGGAAATCCTGTTTGGTGACGGTACTGGTGTGCATCTGCACGGAATTGTTCCCCAAGCTTCCGCTTTTGATCCAGCCTTCACCGTAGCCCAGCAGAACGGTATCGATGACCTCCGTCTGGCAATGCTTCAGGCTCAGCTGGCTCGTTTCCCGGCGTCCGGTCATGTTCTGCACTTTATCGACTGGGCGAAGATTGAGCTGACCAAAGACTCGCTGGGCCGCTACATCTTGGCTAATCCTTCGGCACTGACCGGCCCGACCCTCTGGGGCCTTCCTGTAGTGGCCACCGAAACCGCCGCCTTCCAGGGTAAGTTCCTGACCGGGGCATTCAACGCAGCCGCTCAGCTGTTCGACCGTGAGGATGCCAACGTGGTTATCTCCACCGAGAACGCCGACGACTTCGAGAAAAACATGATCTCGATTCGCTGCGAAGAGCGTTTGGCGCTGGCTGTGAAACGCCCTGAAGCATTCATTTACGGCACCTTTACTGCTCCGGCAGCAGCCTGATCGTTAACTGGCGGCCTGCGGGCCGCCTGCACGGGAGATGCACATGAAACTGACTCTGATTAAGCCGAACTATTTCGACGGCAAGGTGATTTCTGAGGGTAACAATATCGAAACCACTGAGCAGCATGGCCGTGAGTTGATCAGGCTGGGCTATGCAAAAGCGGTAGAAGATGATGCGAAAGCTGAAGTTGACGAAAAGGCCCAAGCGGAGGCACAGGCGAAAGCCGACGCTGAGTCAACAGAGAAGGCTGACGCGGAAGCGAAGGTGAAAGCTGACGCTGACGAAAAGGCTAAAGCTAAAAGCAAATGAGGTGATGCAATGCTGCTGACGCTGGAAGAAATCAAAAC